ACCAGCACCCGAGTCGCTTGGAACATTAAACACAATTTTGTCGCCAGCCTCAATAAAGTGTGTGATGGGCATTGTTATATTAACAACGAGATCATTGAATCTAGCTCGTGTCATCTGTCTTTTTAGGAAGTAGTTGGTATACCCCTCTGGATATAAATCAGATATATTATCCTCATTACTTTTTTCTCTTGGCTTTTTCCTTAGGTTTGATATTAATGCATAATCAATTGAACCTTGCTGTCCTACCAATTGCTTGAAGTAAGAGGTGTTGGTCTTATTTTTTTCAACATTACCCAACTCATTAAAATCATCAAAGTAATCCAACTCCTTATACTGATACTTTTTTAACATTGGATCAAAAGATAATAAGCTATTTCTGTATCCACCATTTACTAATGCACTAGCTGTATCATTTTTTGTTAACACTTCATATGATATAGCAGTAAACGTTGCTAGGTTAATGTTTTCTTCAGAAGCTAAGTTTTGCTGTAGATAATTAATTGTTAGCCTTGGTTCACTGTCAATCATGTAACCTAATGAATAAAAGTTAAATCCACGTGACGTTTCCCAAAACTTAAACAAACTATCTGGATGACTAACACCTTCTGCACGGAATGTACAATATTTAATTGCATCTCTTAGTGACATACCTGGAAAGACAATGTGTTGGGTTGATTGTGTAGCTTCAGCTCTAAACTTTTTATTTGTATTAGTATATTTTGTTAGTATATCACTAATTATAACCTCTACTTTTTTTGTAGCTGCTACATCAATAGACAATTGGTTGTTAATATAATACTCTGCACTAACAATAATTAATTCATAAGCAAATTGTTTATCTTTTGGTTTGTTAAAATCTTTAACATGTGTTACTCTAAAATCAAGTGTGCGCTGACTATCTTCTTCACCTACAACTTCATAATCAATAGTAACAAATTCTTCACCAATAATTGGTAATGCCTCAACGAGGTTTAGATATTCATTCATCTTCATACGACCAACCATAACATGTTTGTCGATATCTTCGTTTATTTCAATTTCTACAATATGTTCTAGAACATTTGTATCAACACCACTGCTTGTTATCAAAGCTACTTTATTCAGCTTAATTTGACCAGCGTCTAGCGGATTAGCCATTATTAAACACAACCTTCATTTCTTGCTCTAGTTGTGATATAAATCTAGAGTCAAGTATTTTAATGTTTCTACGACGCTCATTAATTTCTGACTCAAATTCATATGCTGTTTTGGTCTTATCATAATCTTGACTAGCATCGACAATATAATCTCTACCATTTAATGTCTTATAATAAAACTCAATATCTGCTTTTGCCTCAGCAACAGAACCATATTCACGAGCAATATATGCATCAAATTCCTCATTTGATAGTGGCCACTCCCACAACGGATCAACATATCTATTAAATATATTTACTACCCATGCATACTTTGCATCGCCATAGTATTTGTCAGCAACTGTATCAGCACGTTCGCCTTCAGGTATTGTAAAGGGATAATATGCTGATCTATTTTGAAGAACATCATCAATAAACTTAAATCGGACAAGCAGATTGGTTGCATAGTCTGTCGTGACAAAGTTATCTCTTGAATAGAATGTCTTTGGAAAATACTTAAAATAATTCATTACCGACCTCCAGCATCTTTATCAAATATTTTATCCTCAATTTTACCAGCTAATTCCTTATATTTGTTACCTGTTGTTCCAAATTTATCCGATGAACCATACATATCAGCTGTATGAATTTGTTGTTCTTGGAACGATAACGATAGAGTCATTTCTACAGGGGAATAGTTTGTAAAAAATGATTGGTCCCCAGCTGAATTAATGTTAACATTTACACCTGTGATAACACACCTTTTAAATTTAAACATATTATCTAATGGTGTTTTATATTTACCTGGTCCCCCTGTCATCATTGTTGAACCTGCTTCACTAAAACTAATTAAACACTCATTAGGATAATCAAGTGTTGTAAAATTACCAGATCTTCTTGGTAATGAATTTGCTCTAATATTATCTATTAGGTTTGATATCTGAACAGATTCTTCTTCACTTCTAGGAGCTAATTGAATTTCAAAATCAAAATTTCGCATTGTAACACCAGCAAATATATTTGATAAGTGAGGATTAGGAATAAAGCCAAGTTCTTGTGAAGCTGCTCTACCAGCATCTGTTTGTATAAATGCTCTGTATAATGTACTTGCAACACCTGACACAACATCTTCAACTATACCACCCGCATCACCTTTACCTGTCCTCATTCTTGCTTCAACTTCACCAAATGTACCAAGTTCTTGTTGCGAATATGATATACCTTGTGATAAACCAATAGCTCTTGGTAGTGGTAAAATAAAAGTCGCCTTAGGTTGAACCTTTGTACTCTCAAATACACTTTGTCTATTAAACTGAACAAAATCTAATCTGAAACACAACTCTCGACTATAATCTTTTGGAAATACATATGTGTCTATAACCCCACGCTTCTTTGTCATAGCATTATCAGGATTAGATGAATCATTAGGCTTTAATATACCACCTGCAGCTGATGGAGACTTGACATTACTAACACGGTTGACAGCATCCTCATATACAGACTTAATCTGCTTCAGATCTTCAACCGAGCCTTTGAGTATTTTTTTAGGATCTATTTGATCAGCAAGATTTTGTCCAATCTGCTGAATACCCTTTGGTAAGTTGGCTGTTAGCCCAGAAACACCACTTTGTATAGTACCAGAAACTGAATCAAGACCACTTTCAACAGCTCCTAACAATCCTCCGGCATCTGGGACATCAGGAAGTTCTGGAAGATCCGGAAGTGCACCTACGTCAGGTAATTGTGGAAGCCCATCTTTAATATCACCAGCTGCATTTTTGACTGCTGTCTGAGCGTTTTTAAGATCAACTTTGTCTAGGAGCTTTTGTTTTGTTACAGCCATTTATTGTCCTACTAAATATAAGTATGAAATACTATCAGGGTTACTATAAGCCTAAGTTTCCTCAGAAATACAAAGGAGACCCCTCTAATGTTATTTATAGGTCTGGGTTAGAGCTTAGATTAATGAAATTCCTTGACGAAAACAATAATATTATCAAATGGTCCAGTGAGGAATTTTTTATACCTTACAGATCACCTATTGATGGACGAATGCACAGATATTTTCCAGATTTCTGGGTAAGAAAAAAAGGACATAAAGGTATTATAGAGGAAGTGTTGATAGAAGTAAAACCCTCCTCACAATGCAAGCCCCCAAACATTAATAAGAAGCTAACACCTAAAGGTAGAATTAGTAAGAGTTATTTAACGGAAGTTAAGAATTGGGGTATTAATTCATCTAAGTGGGAAGCTGCTGAACAGTTCTGTAAAAAGCGAGATTGGAAATTTATTATTATGACAGAAAAGGATCTAACACCAAATGGTTAGTTATATATTTGATAAAATATTAAGTAGTCCTGATGTGCCTCAAAGAAAATTAGAGGCTCGTCAATGGTTTCGTGGTGAAGCAGAACAGATTACAAGAGGTCAAGCAAACCCAGCAAGAATTATGTCTGGCAACAGATCTGACTTAACAAGTCGATTACTTCCAGGTAGAATGTATATGTTTCAATATGATCCTAAGTTTAAAAACAAACTACCTTATTATGATACATTCCCATTGATATTTGTATTAGAAAATAGTAGAAGTGGGTTTATGGGTCTCAATCTACATTACCTACCACCAGTGCTTAGAGCAAGACTTATGGATGCTTTGTATGACAGAGTTATATCTGAAAATACTCAGAACCTACAAACAAGATTACGTGTATCATATGATATACTAAAAAGTGCTTCACAGCTCAGATTTTACAAGCCATGTATTAAAAAATATCTACATTCCAACACCAGATCCCGCTTTTTATATGTGAATCCCGACAAATGGGATGTGGCTTTAATGTTACCTTCAGCTAGATTCAAAAAAGCTAACATAAATAAAGTATATAGAGATTCTAGAACAATGGTTAGTAGACGTAGATGAGTATTATAGGCAAGATTAATAAATTTAAGAAAGATGCCAGGAAGATTAAAGACTTTACTGGAGCTGTCGCACAAGGTGCATCTTCTATCCAAAGTCTAATCACTGGTCGGATTGCTGATGATGCAAGAATTGATGGCCTACAGAGCCTTAATAATATTAGAGGTAATCTTAACAGTGGTGTTGCTAAACCAAGTAAATATGCTGTTTATTTGACAACACCTCCAATGATGGGTCGTCAAAATTCAAGCTATCTACTGTTCAGAACTTCATCTGCTGAATTGCCTGGTCAGACATTAAATAGAATAAATGTTAAGCCACTTGGTTACGGCAACCCAAGAAGTCTGCCTACTAACTATAATATCTTTCCTGATATTACAATAGAATTTATGTCATCAGCTGATCAAAGAGAGTACAAGTACTTTACAATGTGGCAAGATGGTATTGTAAAAAAACCAAACTTAAAAGCAGAAAACTCACTTGGTTTTCATACTGTAAACTTTTTAAATCAATATGCATGTAACATGTCTATTGTATTATACAGTGAGCTTGGCGATCCTGTGTATGAGTGTTTCTTTAATGAGTTATATCCTGTACAGATCAACCCTGTTGTGTTGTCATGGGATGCTAATGATCAGATATATAAATTTACCGTTACCTTTGCATATACAAATTGGTATGATTCCACAACAAGAGATACAACAAACAATGTATTTCCTAATATACTTGGTGGAATAGATGCAAGAATTGGTGCTGGTATTAGTAGTGCACTAGAAACAGGATTTAGTGTATTTGGAAAATCATCAGATGTGCCACGTGGTGTGTATGATGCAGTGAATGTGATAACTGGTGGAGGTCTATTAGACCTTACTTAATGGAGTAATATAAAATGGCTTTGCCAAAAATTGATAGTCCGGTATTTGATGTAATTGTACCGGTGATAGATGAAAAACTTGTATTGAGACCTTACTTAATGAAAGAAGAAAAAATTCTTCTATTGGCTCAACAGAGTGAAGATGTAAACCAAGTAATAACAGCAATGAAACAAATTGTCAACAACTGTATTGTTCAAGGCAATTTAGATGTTGATACTGTTCCTAGTTTTATTATTGAATGGATAATGTTACAACTTAGAAAGCAAAGTGTTGGTAATGTAGCTAAGGTTTCATATCGTGATACAGAAGATCAACAAGTATATGACTTTGAAATAAATTTAAATGAAGTAACTGTTAAAGTGGATCCATCTCATAAGGATAGTATTGAGCTGACTAATAATCTTGGTTTGCTTATGAAGTATCCATCTCTAGATACAATTACTAAAGTGGATCTAAAAAGTGATGGTGTAAACTTTAGTTATGATGTAATAAAATTATGTATAGATAAAGTATTTACCAATGATGAGGTATTAGAGTTTGGATTGTATACTAATGAAGAGCAAGAAGATTTTCTTGATCAATTCAGTAGAGAACAGATGGAACAGATGATTAATTTCTTTAGTACCATTCCTACATTACACTATGAAATAAAGTATACCAACAAAAACAACAATGAGCGAACAATTGAGTTGAATTCATTATCAGATTTTTTTATCTAATGCTGAGTCATAATAGTATTTCAAATTACTATAATATCAATTTTAATATGGCTCAGCACCATGGATACAGTATTAGTGATTTAGAAAATATGTTACCTTATGAGCATGAAATATTTGTAACACTTTTGGTTAATTATATCGAAAGCAAAGCAGAGCAAGAAAGAAGGAAGTAGTAGATGGCATTACCAGCATTAGGAGCAGCTGCTAAAGTAACAGGCAAGCGCGCGCTTGGTGCTGTCACTGCGCCTTTAGCTGATATGAAGGATCAGATTACATCTCCTATTATGCAAATGGTTAATCCTGTTAAAGATCTTTATAAAGAAATAAAATCAGAAATGGGTAGTGGTGATGCTGATAAAACAGCTGATGCTGTGAAAGAGTCAGGCGACAAACAAGTAACATCTATAGATCAAGTAAATCAATCTATTATAAAATTAACTGATACGCTAGAATCATATTTCAGTAAACAGAGTGAGATGGCAGAAGGCCAACTTAAATCAGATATCCTAGACCCCTCAACGTCAATGCCTGATCCTGATGCTGTTTCTACTTTAGACGACGGTGGTGAGGAATCTGGTCCATCGTCCAAAATTGGTAAATCGCTTGCTCCAATAATAAATGTATTTAAAGGTCTATTGAGCTTTTCGAAAATATTAAAGGCTGCGGCTATTGGTGTTGCAATACCAGCATTAATATCTTTTTTTCAATCTGATGCCTTCGTTAAAATAAAGGAGTTCGTTGTTGATAAGTGGCCCAATATTAAGGAATTCTTTGTCAAGACGTTTGAAACTGTACTAACATTCTTTGAAGATATAGGTGGCGTTGTAAGTACACTGTTTGATAGTGAAACATCATTTGGTGAAAAACTCAAAGCAGTGTTTGTCGATCTACCTGCAGCCTTGATTAAAGCTATAGGAGGATTGGCTGAGAATGCTCTCAACTTAATTGGAGAGTTCTTTGACGTTGAAGCACTTGGTACAAAAATTAAAGATGGTATCATAAAATTTATTGCTGCTATACCTGGTGGTAGTTTTGTATTGAAATCATTAGGTGTATCTGTTCCAGAAGAAGCACCTGAGCCTCAAAGACCATCTCCAACTGATGCAGCAAGAGCTCAGTCTGTTGGTCGTGTATCAGCAGAGCAAGAAGGCGCAAATGTTGATACTGCAATGGAAAGAATGGGTAAACTTGATACCACAGCCAAACCTAAAGGTGCTACTCCGGAAAGAATGGGTAAACTTGATACCACAACCAAACCTAAAGGTGCTACTCCTGTTTCTAGAAAAGCAGTACCGACACCAGATGCTATGTCTGTCAAAGAAGATGAGGCAGCGCTTGCAAAAGTTAATAGCCAACTTGATGCTTTACCTGCAAGGGTTGCCGGGGGTGAAAGTGTAGATGCAGATATACCTGTTAGTCCTACTAATACAACCACCCCAGCCGCGGCTCCAACAGCTGTAGCTGCACCAGCATCCTTACCAGAAGGGGTTACAAAAGACAACGTAACTGGACTGTATAGGTCTACAGCATACAATGTTGAAAAAGTTGGTTACTATTCAAAATTATTCAAGACACCTGAAGAGGCTGAAAAATATATTGATGATGGTATGAAAGGTGCTAACGAATACATGAAAGGTTTGGAAGCAGATTTTGATGCCTACTTAGATAAACAAGAGTCCACTAAACCAGATTTGTCACCAGCATCAGCTACCCCTGTCCCATCACGAGGACCTAAAGCAAAAACAATGGCTGTTCAGGACAATGCATTAGAATCAACTACACAACAAGCACCTCCAATTATAGTTCAAAACAATACTAATAACACATCTACACAAAATAGTCCAACAATTACGTCCGGAGGCGGCGAAAAAGCCTCTGTACCGTTAAACTAAAAAAGGGCGGCCCGAAGGCCGCCCTCTAGCTTAGCAGTGAGGAAAGGACTACTCTTCTGCTAGCTTCTTGAAGAAAGCAAGATCATCATCATCATCTGACTGAGGAGATTGAGAGAGAGGTTCAGATGTTGATACTGTATCAGCGCTTTCGCTCCAAGTATCTTGTTCCTCGACAAATGTATCAGCAGCTGTTGCTGTAGAAACACTCTTACCAAGAACTCTATCAAGTTTAGCTTTAAGCTCTTCATATGTTTTAAAGTTCTTTGGTTCAACAAACTCTTGAAGACCATACTGTTTATTCCACAGTGCCTCCAATTGTCCATCATCGTCGAGTAAAGGAGCACTGCTATCAAACTCTGATGAGTCATAATTACGATAGCCAGCTACCTTACGAATCTTTAGTTTAAAGTCTGCACCTTTCCAAAAGTCAAATGGATTGACAGGTGACTCATCTTCAAACTCAGGATTCATTTGTAGGTTAATCTTGTCCCAAATCTTCTTACCAAATTTGTACAAGAATACCTTGCCTTCATTTTCTGGGTTACCAGGATCCTTAACAACATAGATGTTGCTAATGAACTGTAGCTTACGTTTTTGTTTACGTGCCTGCTCTTTACCTTCTTCACCACCAGTGTCCCAAAGGTTTTGATTCATATCACCGACAGGGTCTTTCTGACCAATAGTAGTCAAAGACTCTTCGATATACCAACCACCAGGACCTTGGAAACCATGTGAAAACACACGAACGAAAGGAACATCTTCATTTGCAGAGGCAGGAAGGAAACGAATTACAGCGTAACCATTACCAGCCTTATCAACTGTGGGTGTCCAGAATCGGTCATCACCAGCACGAGACTGTTGTGTAGGATTCAGCTTTTCTAGATGTGAGGTTAGTTTGCCTAGATCATTACTTGACGAGGACTTTAGTGAGGCAAAATTATTAGCCATTTATATTCTCCAATATTTGTATGTGTACGTTTTGTATTAACTTATCCACTTGATTCATAATCAATATCTTATTTATATCACATTCCACGAAAATAGTCAACACATAATTTACAAAACTTTTGTTTATCGTAATGCATGAACTTACTATAGTTGGAACACTTCTTTCTAATCTCAGGCCACATTATTGTGTCTTCGATCTTCTTGTTCCATATAGGAACAATCTTAGTACATTCACAGATTATGATTAGTGTATCTAAACCAATCTCTCCCTGCATGTACAGTTGAATAAGATTTGGATGCTGACCATCTTTAACTTTAAAGTCAGCAGCTGTTACCTTATCCAATTCTTGTTTGAAGATATACGAAAGTGATTCCTTCCGCTTCTTCCAATCCATAAATCTTTGATACCCTTCGGGACTGACTATCTCACCAATCCATCTATTAGGATCGTCGACTAGATTAGCTAAAAGATAATTGTGAGGATCAGCTTGCTTAGATAACTTAGCAAAAGTAAACCGATCATTACGGCGTTCAAAGTTGTCACGATCAGCACGTATTTTACCATTGTACTTAACGTAATCGTATCGTCCGGTAAAATGCTGCTTAAGCGCGAGATAATCTTGGTATACATCAAAAGGGCTCATATAGGTAGTTTAGCTGTTTTCTCTAATAAATTCAACTGTTGTGCTTCGTCTTCTAGCTTTGCTTTAATCACCTGGCTCTTTTTTATCAAAGGTATAACCTGCTCCACCTCGACTTTATTAATATCACACCATGCGATAATAGCATCAATATGATTAATGTTTCCATCCTTGACTAGCTTCTGAATGTCTTCAGTAAACTTAGATAGAGTTGTAATACTTTTGATTTCAATCATTTGTAGAATATATGTGTATCGATTGTTAAAGTTTTTTGAAGATGGTTTGCCCATTCAGGACTTACGTAATCAGCATGATAATGTGTTGCGCCATCTGTAATGTCAGGAATAATCCTTCTTGAAATTTCTACAGCTAACATGTATATCTCAGAGAACTTCTTTGCGTTCAATATATCGTCTGCCTTACCATCGCAATACCAACTAAACTGGCATTTATTTTTAACTGGATAATACACCCTTTCATAATTACTTAATGTTTTATCTTTTCGTGTGTTCCACGATTCGTATTTTGGTCCTTGATAGACAACATCACAAACATTATTAGGAAATCTTTTTGAGTTGACTCTGTTAAAAGTAACTTGTCCCACTGCTATCTGCCCTGCTGTTGATTCATTCCGTGCCTCAAAGTATATGTTTTGAGCTAGACAAAAAGTTTCTGGATCCATTAGATCCCTTTGATCAGATTGTGCCGAGGTATACTTTACGGTTATCAAAAGCACGATGCCACCCAAAATAGCGAGCTTTCCAGTCCGACTGATCATCGCTTGATAGATTTTGCCACTCATCTCTCTTCTCCTTGACTTGCTGGCCTGCATCAACCCAATCGGTATTAAGAATAATAGCCTCAGCTTTTTCTTTATACTCTATAATATCATCCCTATCGAATCTATCTAACTCAATATGGAATAACTCAAAACATACTTCATTATCCACCCAATCCAAACTAAAGTCAAGCCCCCATTTAGGCTTTATTGTAAGCAGCTTGTTTAAGAGTGGATTGTGTTCAGTATGATGACGTATCTGAGATCTTGCTTCACCACCATAAGCCCATCTTGTATTGATTAGACTGTGGTCTAGATTAGGTCCGTGTTTAATACTTTGTGTTTGTTTGAACCATGAAACATGGTTGGCTGTATGGTAAAGATGCTTCTCACTGATATCAATATTGTTAGCAGCATAGAAGTGTTGTTCAACCTTGTTTAATTCATAGCCATCTTTATCAAAGAAGTCCATACTATCATACATCAACCTATCATCAATGGGTTGTGTGATCCAGGCAAATGAGGGATGTTCGTTACATTGTAGTTCAAACATGCTTTATTTATATGGTCGGAGATGCAAGATTCGAACTTGCGACCCCCTGGTCCCAAACCAGGTGCGCTACCAGACTGCGCCAAGCCCCGACT